TCCGTTGTGTCAAATGCAACCAATGGAATTGAACCACCAAGAGATTACTTGTCCACTAAAAAGTCCAAGAAAGGACCACTCAAACAGATCGTTCCTCAGTTCAGTACTCATAAAACTAACTACACTCTTTTATGGGACATGAAAGATAACGATGGTTATATTAAAATTGTTTCTGCTATGCAGAAGTTCTTTGACCAGGCAATCTCTGGTAACTGGAGTTATAATCCAGAGAACTATGAGAACAATGAGGTTCCAGTTTCTGTTATGGCGGGTGATCTTTTGAAAACCTATAAGTACGGATGGAAAACTTCTTATTATCAAAACACATATGATAACAAAAACGATATGCAGGAACTAGAGGAGAAGAAACAGGGCATTCAGGATTTACTAGAAGATATCTTTACAACCGAGGAGGAAGATTGTGACAGTTGCAAAATTTAGAGTTGGTACTAGTCAGATGCGTAGTCAAGTAGATGGTATGACGGTATTTAATACCAGTCAGGTAGATAGTACCAAACAAAAGATGTTCTTTGGACCCCCTCTTGGGGTTCAGAGATACGATAAGTTTAAGTATCCTGTGTTTGACAGGTTGACTCAAGCACAACTAGGTTTTTTCTGGCGTCCTGAAGAGGTATCTCTACAGAAAGATCGCGCTGACTATCAAATTTTAAATGATGCACAGAAACACATCTTCACGTCAAACCTCAAGTATCAGATCCTCCTTGACTCCGTACAAGGTCGTGGTCCTGGCATGGCTTTCATGCCTTATTGCAGCCTACCCGAACTTGAGGGTGCCATGAACATCTGGCAGACCATGGAGATGATCCATAGTCGCTCCTACACCCACATCATCAAGAATGTATACGCTGATCCTTCTGATGTCTTTGACCACATTCTAGACGACGAGAAGATCCTCTCACGAGCACAATCAGTTACTCGTGCATATGATGAGTTCCTTAGAGCAGCACAAGAATGGGGTGCTGGCAATCAATGGCAGCATGCATTGGATGACTGCCAAACCGCACAAGATACACTTTATGACCTCAAAAGAAAACTCTACCGAGCAATGGCTAATGTCTATATCCTGGAAGGCATTAGATTCTATGTCTCGTTTGCATGTTCTTTCGCCTTTGGAGAACTTAAACTCCTGGAAGGATCTGCCAAAATCATCGGACTCATTGCGAGAGACGAATCCCAACACATGACCATCAGTCAGAATGTTCTGAACAAGTGGCGTGATGGTGATGATCCTGACATGGAACAGATTGCCAAGGAAGAGGAGATCAATGTCTATAATATGTTTAAGCAGTGTGTGGAAGAAGAAAAACTCTGGGCGGAATATCTATTCAAGGATGGTTCTATCATTGGTTTGAATGATAAGTTGCTTGCTAAGTATGTTGAGTGGACTGCTAATCGTCGTTTAAAATCTATTGGAATGAAGGCAATCTTTGATACTCCAATCACAAACAATCCTCTACCGTGGACTCAGCATTGGTTGTCATCTAAAGGACTGCAGGTAGCACCTCAAGAAACAGAAGTAGAATCCTATATCATTGGGGGGATCACGCAAGATGTTGAAAAGGATACGTTCGCTGGTTTTCAGTTGTGATAAAATACTCTTTACCTGGTTGGAGGGAAGACCTCCTACAGACAAACCTACCCAGTCAGGAGGAGAGAGATCTCCTCTCAAAGGGTCCGTCAAGTCTCGCTCAAGCGTGGAGAATGCAAGCAATAAAATACAAATACGTGACCCATGGGACTGAATAAATAATAGAGGTTATATCATGAGTATGTGGCAGAAAATAAAGAGTATCCGAATCCCTGGATCTATTGTGGCAGCGTCTTTGACGGGTCTCTTATTGGGGACAACTATGGTTTTGTTTACAAGATTACCTGTAGCACCACCAACCGTTCCTACATCGGTAGAAAATACTTCTGGCAAAAACGAAAGCCTAGAGATACTGGTCAAACTACCAAGCGGCGAAGAGTTACAAGTGAAAGTAACTGGAGAAACTACTATGGAAGTTGTCCAGAACTTACAGAAGATGTTAAAAAGTATGGACGGGACTCTTTTTCTAGAGAGATCCTCTCCTTACATACCACACCAGGACGAGTCAACTATGAGGAGACCCGTCAACTCTTCGTCAACAACGTTCTTACCGAGAGCTTGACAGACCACACCCCCACCTACTATAATAGCAATATCCTAGGACGTTACTACAGGAAAGATTATTTTGATTTTGGAAACAATCCTGGCACTTAGTGCCATTGACTACGATCATCTTGCACGAGCAGTGCAAGTTGAAGCAGCAATTAATACTAATGATGAATACTGTGTTGCAGTTTCTATCCTTAACCGTGTGAACTCACAATACTTTCCTAACACTGTTGCCGATGTAGTTTATGCTCCTGGACAATATGAAGGGTTTCTTTATCGTCGTCCGGCTGCTAAACCTAGTGTTGTTGCTAAGTTAAAAAACACAGACAAACTTCTGGAAGCGTATTCAATTATTGGAGACAGAACCAACTTTAAGGGACAACGTATGTTACCTTATCGTGTAGTTGCAGAAGATCCTATGTGTGATCGTAAAGGAAATTTCTATCATTATCACTGGCAAACATGACATATCCAGCACCAAAATATCTTGAAGATGATCCATGGTTTGGACCCGCTACTTTTTCTCTTCATCAAGAAGAATATAAACTTGCTTACGATCAAGCAGTAGCAGAAAACCTTTTACTTGTTGATAACTATAAAGAAGTAAAAAATATACATCAAGTGATGTATGATATTGCCACTGGTCATGGTAAAACAACCACACAACTTAACCCTATTGGTTGGATGTCTGGTATAAGTTAGGTAACTAACTTTTATGACTCAGTAGCTCAGCTGGATAGAGCAACTGCCTTCTAAGCAGTCGGTCATAGGTTCAAATCCTATCTGAGTCGCCTTGTCGGTATGGCGGAATTGGTAGACGCGCCAGGTTTAGGTTCTGGTGTCTTTATGACGTGGAGGTTCAAGTCCTCTTACCGACATTAGGGTGAATAGCTCAGTGGTAGAGCATCTCCTTTACACGGAGGCGGTCGGGGGTTCAAGTCCCTCTTCACCCATTAATTAAAGAGGTTAAATGCTGAATAATGTTATCTGCAAGATGCAAACTATGTAATACTGAACTGACGAGTACAAGTAAAGTTCAGTTCTGTGGTTGTCCTAACCAAATGAGGATTGTGGACGACCACGTTGGTGCTGTTGACTTAAGTCAAGTAGTTCTAACGAATCATAACAGTTCTGTTAAATATAATGGTATCCTGACAAATTCTGATTTAGAATACCAGGAGGCACGTAAGAAAAGACGTGTCCGTAAAATTAATTTTGAGGAACGGTAATGATTAATCTGGATGAACGCTATCACGATTACCTTCATACAGATAAATGTTTTACCATTAACGATGTGTGTGAACATGTAATCGGTTATGGATTTACGTGTGATGGTAAGGACATTGATGGTTATTATGTCTTGACAAATGACCACAAGTTGTTCTATAATCTTAAAGAACAGTTCGTTAAACTGGAATCACGGAAAGGTGGCAGAGCGGTTGAATGCATCAGTCTTGAAAACTGACGATGTGAGAGCATCCGTGGGTTCAAATCCCACCCTTTCCGCTTGGTACACTCACCAATATATTTAAATGAAAATTTTTCTTGATACAGCAGACGTAGATTCTATTGCCAGTCGTTTTGCGACTGGACTTATTGATGGTGTAACTACCAACCCAACTCTAATTAGAAAAAGCGGTAAAGATCCACATGATGTTTACCGTGGACTAGCAGATTTGGGTATTGTAGACATCAGTATGGAGGTTGTCGGTACTGTTGGTGAGATGTACAGTGAAGCAATTAATTTGCATCAGGAGTACAAAGAAGTTGCTACAATTAAACTTCCTTGTACTCCTGATGGTCTTCAGGTCTGTAAATCTCTTACTGATGTTGGTATTCGTACCAATGTTACATTGATTTTCAGTGCTGCTCAGGCAATCCTTGCTGCTAAAGCAGGTGCAACTTATGTGTCTCCTTTCATTGGTAGATATGATGACAATTCTATCTCTGGATTAGAATTAGTACGTTCTATTACTAGCATCTATCAGGTACAGGGTGTTCGCACTCAGGTTCTTGCTGCATCTCTTCGTGATGTGTATAAAGTATCCCGTGCATTTTATAACGGTGCTCATATTGTTACTATGCCGTCAGGTATTTTTGATAAGATGTATAGTCATGTCTTAACTGATAAAGGATTAGAACTTTTTCAGAAAGATTATGATGAAACCATGGCAACCCTATCTGTAGTATAATGTTTACTATCTACTCTAAAAAAGGATGTAAGTTCTGTGCTAAAATTAAACAAGTAATGGACTTGTCCGAATTAAAGTACATTGTCTATGAGTTAGACCGAGATTTTTCTTATGAAGAATTTTACGAGGAGTTTGGAGACAACTCTACCTTCCCTCAGATTGTCCTTGATGATATCAAACTTGGTGGATGTCAGGAGTCAATTAAATATATGCAAGAACAATCTATTTGTTGTGTACCATGATTGAAGTAACACTAGACGAGTTTGAAAAAAACTTTGATTCTTATATGGATCGTATTGAATCTAAAAAAGAACAATTTATCGTGCGTAAATCTGATGGTACAGCAGTAATTGCTATGCCATCTGAAGAACTGGACCAAGCAACATCGCAAATGGATGATGATGAGTGGTATAATAGTTACAACGAACACAATGATGCTTCATGATCAAACCGACTGTCATTCTTGAGCGATCTCCTTACCGCTACGTCCAGTGCGGTCTTCTGGAGATCAACGGTAGACCTGACTACCGAATTCAAAAGATAAATGAATGGACTAAACGTTATCAAGACATGTACTATCTTGATAACCAAATGCAACTTGACACATGCCTTGAAGATCCAGAGTACACCAAATGGTTAGACCCTGATCCAGATGTATGTGCATATCGTAAATTTAATTCTGTGAGAAATCCCTATGTCAATTAAGTCTCATCTTGAAAAAGCAGAAGACTCTGCTCGTCAAGCACTTATCAACGCTCTCGCTGAGGGCGAGGATTATTATCTCACTGACCTCTTTAATTTACTAAATGATGTTCGTGAGTTAAATCAAAAAGTTGGTAATACTATTCGTTTTACTGACAACTCATCACAATGGGAAAGCGATAGACTTGAATATAATTTCAATCTGTCGTCTGATTATCTCAACCGTCCTGGTGGTGACATGGATGCCCTAGATAACATTTCGTTTTCTTCTGCTGCCGATGCTCCTCATGCCGCAGGTCCAGTAAATATCCCTGGTGGACTAAGTGAAGATGTAATTTCTTTTGGTGATTATAAAGAGTCTCGGGATGACTCATAAAACTCGCCCTGGTGGAGCTGGGTAGATTCGTCTTCTGGTCCAGTCTCGGATAGACTATAAATATGCCCTGGTGCGGGTGATGTTCTCGCCGCCTGGTTTATATGTTCCAGTAAAAATATATTGGTGGTAAATCCCCTTCCGTGTGGTTGTTTTCTTGTTTAGCATCTGAAATAATAAAACAAGTGGCGTGCATGAGTCTAGTGAGGGATTGACCTCCCTCCTTTTTTGCGGGTGTAGTTCAGTGGTAGAACGCTATCCTTCCAAGTTAGATGTCGTCGGTTCAAATCCGATCTCCCGCTCTTTATAAATATTTGATAGATAATAGCAGCATTCTGAGAGACTAGAAGTATGTCTAAATTACTAGCAAATCAAATTGCTAACTACAATGATAATGGTCCTGTTGAAGCAAAGGAAGGTTTGAATTTTCCTACTGGCAAACCCTTAGAAGTAAATGGTGCTTCGGGTAATGTCGGTCAGTTTCTTAGATCAACCGGTAATGGTGTTAGTTGGGATGATGTTTCTATCCCTGCTGCTCAAGTTAATGCAGACTGGTCATCATCATCTGGTGTTACACAAATTCTTAATAAACCTACAATCTCTGCAGTAGGACAAAGCGGAGACTATGGTGATTTAATTAATAAACCTACCATTCCTCCCAGTCAAGTTCAATCTGATTGGAATGAGACCTCTGGTCTTGGTGTTATTTTAAACAAACCATCTTTGTTTTCTGGTTTGTATAGTGATCTTATTGGTAAACCTCAGATTCCATCTACGGTTACTGATTTATCTGACGTTGATCTTCCTAGTCCAATCCTTGACGGTACTTACATTAAGTGGGATGTTGCACAAGCAAGATGGATTGCTAGTACTGGTTCTGCTGGTATCACTGAACTTAAAGAAGATAGTACACCTCAACTAGGTGGTAACTTAGACATCCAAGGACATAGTATTAATGGTCAGGGAATCATTGATATCAGTAGTCAAAGTAATAGAATTAGATTTCATTTTGATACTACTGCTGATCTTCCTAGTCCAAATACTTATCATGGCATGTTCGCACATGTTCATTCTACTGGTGGTGCATACTTTGCTCACAGTGGAAATTGGGTTGAGTTGGCAAAACTGAGTGATATCCCTGTTGATGTTGATACAACATATTCTCAGTCTGCTGCTTCAATTGCAACTGGTGCTGTATTAAGACTGACTGCAAGTAATGGTACGATTGATGACATCAATGTAAACGCAGGTACTGGAATTACTATTGATCAGGTAACATCGTCTGGATTTAGAATTAATTCTGCAGGTGGTGGAAGCGGTGGCGGTGCTACTGTTACTACATCTGATGATGCACCAACGTCTCCAGTTGATGGAGACCTTTGGTGGAAATCAAACGAAGGTAGACTTAAAGTTTATTATGCTGATGGTAGCAGCAACCAGTGGATTGATGCATCTCCACCATTAGCACCCACTAATATTTCTAATCAATCATCTAGTATTGCAATTGGAGCACATAATACTGGACCATTTGGTAACAGTCCTGATAGTATTATCATCAATCCTAATACTGGAAGTATTATTAAAACTGGTGCTGGTATTGAAATCAATGGTCACATCTTACCATCTGCCAATGCACAGTATGACTTAGGAAATGCCGAGTATAAAATTCGTCACTTGTTTTTGTCTGATAACTCAATGTGGTTGGGTGATGAGAGTAAAGTTACTACATCAAGTGGAAAAACTCAGATTAGAAAACGTAAGAAGAGAGATGGATTTGTACCTAGTCTAATTGTATCTGCGTTGATTAGTTCTGGGTTGATTTCAACCAATGCTCAGGCACCTGCTCACGCACTTAACTGGTTCAATGCTAACGTATACGAACCAGATAAAACAGATCTTTCTGAAGTTACTCTATCTCAATGGTATCAATATGCTATAGCTGTTGGAATTGATACTAACGTAGTAACTACTGCAGGAGAATTATTTCCATCACCAGGTGATTCAAACTTTGAAGAGTCTGACTATGAAGAATCTGTTGAACTTGGACAGTCAGGATTTACTCAATCACCTATAACTGATGGTGCAGATACGATTGTAGTTAATCTTAGATATCCTGCTTATGTTATGAAAGCACCAAGTGGAGACTTTCAAATTCAAGTTGGCGAATCTAAATTTGAAGATGGATATACTAATGAGTTTACTGTTTATGTTGATCAAGGATCTACACCACACACTATTAGTTCTATCTTAATTAAAGATTTTGCTGGCAGTTCTATCTCAGCAACTCAACTTCGCATTGTTGGAACTACTGTAGGAAATACCCTACAGGCTTTCAATGTCAAGATGGTTTACCTATCTGGTTGGAAAGCAGTTGTTGAAATTGTTTGATCTAAATAAAAAGGAAGGAGTACTCTAAGCATGGCAATTAATTTTCCAACATCACCAACCAATGGTGATATCCATACCGCTGAAGGTATTCAGTGGAAGTGGGATAATACTGGATCAACCTGGAAATGTCAGGGTGTTACTGGCGTATATACATTAGGTATTGCATCTGTCAATTCACTTGGTGGAATTAAAATTGGAAATAATTTGAGCATTAATGGCACTGGAGTTCTTAGTGCAGTAATGAATCTCAATAACGAGAGTATTTCCGAACTTACTGACGTTACTTTTAATAGTATCACTCTTGATGGTAGTAATGGTGGAGGTAAAGTTCTTGCATGGGACCAATCACTACAAGCATTTGCACCAGTTGACCAGTCAGGTGGCGGCGGCGGAGGTGGCGGTATCGCATTATCAGATCTCTCTGTCACATCAAATTCTGTTGGCACTGCATCTCTTTCTTATAATAATAGTAATGGAGTGTTTTCATACACTCCTCCGGATTTATCTGGATATTTAACTACAGTCACTGCATCCGATTTGAATGGTATTTCAATTGATGCATTATCTGATGTAGACACTACAACTACAGCACCTAGTGCTAATGATGTATTAACTTGGGATGGATCTAAGTGGGAACCAGCAGCACCATCTGGTGGTGGAGGAGGATCAGGTCTTACTAGTAGAACAACTGCTAATGGAACCGCATCTAATCTTGCTGACGGTGGATCTGCAAACATGACTATTACTGCAGCAAAAACATATGCTCTACTTAAGATACAGACATCACATGCTGCATGGGTAACACTTTATACATCAACTGCTGCTAGAACTGCTGATGCGAGTAGATTAGAAGTTACTGATCCTCAACCAGGATCTGGTGTAATTGCTGAGATTATTACGACCGATGGTGGTACACAATCTATTACTCCTGGTACTATTGGTTGGAATGACGACGGCACACCCTCAACAAACGTTTATGCCAAGGTTGTAAATAAAAGTGGTAGCACTCAGAATCTTACGGTAACTCTACACTTTGTACAACTAGAGGTCTGATATGAAAGAATATGTTGTCTCATGTGGATCATATGAAGATCTACAGAGTCTCTATGATGACATGGAGACAGAAGGTGGTACTCTGTACATTCCAGATAGAGCAGTAGAACTTTTAGATCGTAGATCAGTTAGTAGGAATACACACTACAAATTAACAGAAGAAGAATCTGTATTAGTTTCTCAAGATGAGAGAGTTATTGCTTGTGAATTATCCCCTGACGAAATTGAAGGTTTAGAACCAGTACTCTACGGATATACTAATCAAAGTCCGTATGATATTGTTGGTGATTTTACAAAGTATGGTACTACTAATGTAGCTCAACAAAATGATCGTCAGTGGGGACATCTTCATTCAGCTGGAACTATTGCTGATAGACAGAAAGGTGCTTGGGGGTATAATCAAAGAACGGTAACTAAAGATGTAACTATTTTTAATGATGGTCGTCATGTTGATGTAGTTATTGTTGATTCTACAGTTGGATTTGATTCTGATGAATGGGAGAGTGAAGCAATTAATCCAGGACAAAGTAGATTTGTTCAGTACGATTGGTATGCAGAACATCCTAGTGTAGGTTATGGTGGTAATTATCCACACGTTCCTATTAGTAGTGCCCATGATCATGGATGTCATGTTACAGGTACTGTTGCCGGAAAGTATTATGGGTGGGCAAAAGAAGCAAACATTTATGCGCTTACTTATGGAGGATCGCATGGAGCTCTGAGAATTTATGATTATGTAAGAGAGTTTCATAGAACTAAACCGATCAATCCTGTAACAGGCAGAAGAAACCCTACTATATGTAATAACAGTTGGGGATATAGTTGGACTGGTGATTGGAATTCTAGTGATGTAGAGTATGTTACTTACCGAGGAACGACTTATAATGCTAGTAGTCCTGGTCCTTCAGGGTGGACTAATGACGGAATCGCAGCTGACTTTGGTATTAGATATAATGCAAATGGATTTCCTTCTAGATATGAAGCTCTAGATCTAGATATTGCGGATGCTATTGAAGAAGGCATTGTTATGATTGGTGCTGCCGGTAATTCAAATACATATTGTGTCCGTGAAGGTCATCAAGATTATAATAATAAAATTAAGATAAGTGGGTTTATTCGTAATATGCATAGAGGGAGCTCCCCTTCCCATGCAAAAGGTGTGATTTGTGTAGGTTCAATTGACACTGCTAGCGATCATCGCCGCTCATCGTTTACAAACTTTGGAGAGAGGATTGATGTCTTTGCTCCTGGTTCAAATATTCTTTCTATTGGTGGTAGTAATAATTACAATAGTAATATGGGACCTATTACAAGACCAGGATATTCTGCTGGTGTTGATAATATGCTAACGATTAGTGGTACTAGTATGGCATCACCTCAGGTGTGTGGTATCCTTGCTTGTGCTGCTACTGGTAGAGAAAGATTTACTAATGATGATGCAATTCAATTCATTAGAAATTTTTCTCGTGATGACTTGATGGACTTTGATATTGTTGGTACTACTGGTCAGTCTTACAACTTTACTATTGATAGAGCTCAAACTACATCTCAAGATTATTACTTAACTGGAACAGATATTAATGGTAATATTAATGGACTTGATCCGACTATAACTATTAATCCTAACGATACTTTGACTTTCAGTCTTCCTTCTGCTGGTGGATACGTTTACTATGCGGTAGATGCTGGTCAAACTAGTAATGGTTATCAAATGACTGATACTAATGGATCTCAGAGTTGGAACCCTACCATAAACCTTACCGTAGGTGACTCACTTGATATGGAGTTGTCTGCAAACATGACTAGTCACCCAATATATCTTAGAGATAGTAGTGGAAATGATCTTACAACAGGGGTCACTGGTCAGGGAGCTAGTTCTCAGGGGGACCAAATTCTATGGGACACAAGTGGATATTCATCTGGAATATACAAGTATCAGTGTGGTGCTCACCCTGGTATGCAAGGAACTATTAATTTAACTGCTGCAGCATCTTGGACTCACCCTCTTTACATCAGAGATTCAAGCGGTAATAACATTCCTGGTGTAACTGGTCAAGGATTTGCTAACAATGCCACTCAAGTTATTTGGACACCAGGAAGTACATACTCTGGACAGACAGTTAAGTATCAGTGTGGTAATCACAGTAATATGGAAGGAAGTATTGTTATAAATGCTGCAAGTAATATAGGACAGCAAGGTGGATATGATGATTACACTTGTTCAAAGGGTAGTCCTAACCGAGAAGTATTTTGTAGCAATCCAAGACAAACTACTGGATATATTTCTGGGTTTAAACAATCTACATTGAATAGTAGACGCCTTACAGACAGAGAAGATAACAATGCTAACCAAAATAGGCAACTCTATCCAAGAGTTAATGGACTTTACAAACAATAAATAAAAGAGCCTTGCTATTAATTCATGCCTGAAGAAGTCAAAAAAGATGAACCTAAAAAGAAAGGTATTCTTGGGAAATTAAAGGAAGCAGCAGATGACAAAGAAGAACAACTTGCTATTCTGTCTACTTTTGTTAGGCTTGGCATCCTTGTTTGGAGCGGCGGAA